TACGTAAGGGAAAGTCATTAGCTAAAGCAATACAAATTGCAGTAGCATCTGGTCATGGTATTGGTAAGTCAGCGTTTTCATCGATTTTAATTCTATTTGCTATTGCCACGCATGAGAATACAAGAGGGGTAGTTACTGCTAATACTGATACACAGTTAAAGTCTAAGACTTGGGCGGAACTTAACAAATGGTACAACTTGTTTATAGGTAAAGAGTTATTCACCTATACAGCAACTGCATTGTTTAGTGCTGATAAGCAGTACGAAAAGACATGGCGGATAGATGCTATTCCATGGAGCGAAAGTAATCCAGAAGCATTCGCAGGCTTGCACAATCAAGGGAACAGAATACTTATCATATTTGATGAAGCATCCGCTATTTCCGATAAGATTTGGGAAGTAACAGAGGGTGCATTAACAGACAAGGAAACAGAGATTATATGGTGCGTGTTTGGTAATCCTACACGTAACAGTGGTAGGTTTAGAGAATGTTTCAGAAAACATCGTGCATATTGGACTACCTATCAGATTGATAGCCGTACTGTTAAAATCTCAAACAAAGCGAAATTACAAGAATGGGTTGATATTCATGGCGAGGATAGCGACTTTGTAAAGGTGCGTGTACGAGGGATATTCCCTAGTGCATCTGACACTCAATTTATATCCGCATCAATCGTTGATGAAGCACAAAAGCGAATGTACAGAGTTGGTGAGTTTAATAACCTACCTGTAATTATCGGTGTAGACCCTGCATGGACTGGTGGCGATACGTTAGAAATCGTAATGCGTAATGGCTATTCCATGAAGTGCTTGGCAACCATTGAAAAGAATGACGATGATATGCGCATGGCTAACCTCATAGCACAATTTGAGGATGAATATAAAGCTGATGCAGTATTCATAGACCAAGGGTACGGCACTGGTATTTATAGTATCGGTAAGTCAATGGGTAGAAAATGGCGGTTAGTTGCCTTTGGTGGTGCATCACCTAACAATATGTACCTCAATATGCGAGCGTACATGTGGGGCGAAATGAAAGAATGGCTAAAAGAGGGCGGTTCAATTCCTAATGAGCAAGGATTGTATGATGACCTCGTAGGGCCAGAAGCGATCATTGATAAGAACGGCCGTATTCAACTTGAAAGCAAAAAGGATATGAAAGAACGAGGGCTACCATCACCAAATAAAGGCGATGCATTAGCCTTGACCTTTGCATTTAGGGTCACTAAAAAAGTAAATGGCAATCACAGAAGAGTAGCGAATACAGAGTACAAACCATTTGGGTAAAGGGGGAATGTGAATGTGTATGAAAGCTAAAACACCAGATATTAAGCAACCAGCACCATCGCCTACACCAGTTGCACAAACTGATGATATGGCACAAAAAAGAGATGAACAATGGTTCACAGACAAGAAGCGTAAGAAAACTGGTTATGACAGTACCATCTTGGCTAGTGCGTTAAGTCAAGCAACAGGCAAAACAACATTAGGCGGTTAATATGAGTACTATCTTATCAAGCCTAGCAAGGCAGCCGACAGAAAAACCTGTAACTAAGCCAAAAGACTACAAGAAAATAAAAGCTAAATTTAATCAGATGTTCACGAATCGACAAAAGTACGTTGAGAAATGGAAGATGATTAGAGATTATCAGTTGCCATTCCTTGGTGTGTTCGATGGCGAACAAGACCAATCAAAGTTGTATACCGATAAAATCCTTACTGGTATTGCATGGGAAAGTTGTCAAATATTCGCTAGTGGTGTAATGAGTGGAATGACACCGCCTAGCCGTAAATGGTTTAAGCTAACCATGGAAAATACCGACATGGCGGCGAATAGTGATGTAGCGAAAGTATTAGATGAACGTGAAGAAATATTGTATGCAGTCTTTGCAAAATCCAATTTCTACAATGTGGTTCACCAAGTCTATATGGAACTACCATTCGGACAAGCGCCGATGTCAATCATGCCTGATGGTAAAGTTGGTGTACGTTTCACATCGTATCCAATCGGAACATACGCATTAGAATGCAATGCTAATGGTGAGGTTAACACGTTTGGTAGAAAGTACAATATGACTTGCGACCAACTCGTGGAAGAGTTTGGGTATGAGAATTGTACCGAGAAGATTAAAAATGCATATGATGACGGCAAGGGTAATGCATCTACATATACTGTTTGTTGGCTAGTATGCGAAAACAAAGACCGCAACGGAAAGCTAGGTAACAAGAATATGCCTTATTCCTCTATTTACTGGGTTGAGGGGAGTAGAGATGATGAAATCTTGCGACATAGTGGCTATGAAGAATGGCCTATTCCGATTGCGCGGCACACCACACATGATCTAAATGGTTATGGTAAAGGTAGTGCATGGTTCGCACAATCTGATGCGATGATGTTGCAGAAATTGGAACTAGACCGATTAACCGCTATTGAGTTAGGCGTAAAACCACCAATGGCCGTTACATCCGATGTGATTGGTAGTGTATCGCTATTTCCTGGCGGTATTACCGAAGTCGATACAGGTGGTAAGGTTGAGCCTATCTTTAACGTAGGTATCAATCTAGATTGGATAATGCAACAAATCATTGAAGTTAAAGATAGTATCAAACGTGCGTATAGTGCTGACTTATTCCTTATGCTCGATAACATGGACAATGGACAAATGACGGCAAGGGAAGTCATGGAACGCACGCAAGAGAAGTTGCAACAATTAGGGCCTGTAGTTGAAAGGCTACTATCTGAATTTCTTAATCCAATCATTGAACGCACCTATGCGATATTAGATCGTGCAGGTGTATTTCCGCCAATTGATGAAGCATTAGCGGAAGAGTTAAACGGCCAAGATGTCAAGATAGAGTACATTTCACCATTGGCACAGGCGCAGAAAGTATCTTCATTAACTTCAATAGAACAGTATTTTGCGTTCCTTATGTCATTAGCACAGGGCAATCCTAACATTCTACAAAAATTCAATTTTGAGGAAGCAGCGGATTATTATGGTGTTAACCTCGGTGTACCTGCAAAAGTAATTGTATCCAACGATGAATACCAAGCTAAGATGGAAGAACAACAACAGGCACAACAAGAACAAGAGGAACAAGCACAAATGATGCAAGCGGCACAATTAGCACCTCAAATGGCTAGTGCAGCAAAACAAGCAACTGATGCAGCAAATGATGGAAACCCTGTAATGCAACAGTTAATGGGAATGGGGTACTAGATGAAACAAAAAAGAGATTATATGCGAGAGCGTGACATTGAATCGCTGAACCACGTACTGAGTGATGAACTCGGTAGGTGGTTTTTTTATCGCATTCTTGACCGAGCAAAACTGAATAGCCAATCATTCACAGGCAACAGTACAACATTCTTCAATGAGGGAATGAGGGCTGTTGCTATTTTGTTACAAAACGATTTAGGGAAGATTGGCGATGGTGTAGAGGGTGTTAAGAAATACCACCTAGCACAACTAGAAAATATTCAGATGCAGAAATATTTTAAAACACTTGAAGAGAACGAATTAAAGAAAGGTGAATAACCATGGATGAAAATTTAGAACAAGGCACAAACAATAACACGGATAGTGCAAATGGTGGTACACCACAGGACACGAACACACAAGACCAAGAAAGTACGATTTTAGGTGGTGGCAGTGATACTAACACCGACCAACCTGCAGAACCTACTGTATATGATTTCTCAACTGCATTTGAGGGTGGCGAAGTAGACCAAACCATCGCAGATGAGTTTTCAAAAATGCTTAATGGTGTAGGCGCAACGCAAGAGCAAGCATTACAGATGGCTAAGTTTGGTAATCAATATGCAACCAATCTTGTAACGGCTTACGAAAACCAAAAGCAAGAAGCACTCAAAGCACAATACGATGGGTATGCAGAAAACGCTAAAAAGGTATTAGGGAACAAATTCGATACTACTGTTAGCCAAGCGGCCGCAGGTGTTGAAGCGGTAGAAAAGACAATTCCTAATATCCGTGAAATCCTAGCAGAAAATGGCTTGGGTAATCGTGTAGAAGTAATTCAACTATTCGCACATATCGCTGGTATGGCAAGCGAAGATAGCAACGCAGGGAACAACAGACCTGCAAATAATCAATCTGACGAAGCTATTAGACGGAATATGTATCCGTCCATGTTTAAAGATTAAAGGAGATTAATTAATGGCTACAATTGGAACTAACAATCCTACATTATTGGATTTACAAACTCGTATGGATCCAAATGGTAAAATCGCACAAATCATTGAGCAATTGAACCAAACAAACGAAATCATTCAAGACATGACAATGATTGAATGTAATGATGGCACATCCAACAAAACAACAGTACGTACTGGATTACCATCCACTACATGGCGCATGTTGTATGGCGGTGTACAACCATCTAAATCCACTACCAAACAAATCATTGATACTTGTGGTATGTTGGAATCATATTCCGAAGTGGATAAAGACTTGGTTAAACTTTCCAATGACCCTGTAGCGTTCCGTGCAACAGAAGATAGTGCATTTGTTGAAAGTATGGGCCAAGAAATCGCACGCACACTTTTCTATGGTGATGAAACTACACCAGAAAAATTCATTGGCTTATCCGCACGTTTCAATACATTAGACCCTAAGAAAGCTGATTGTGCTAAAAACATTATTGATGCAGGCGGTACTGCTAACCTTGCCTCTATGTGGCTCGTAGGTTGGGGTCCTCTTACTGTACATGGTATTTATCCACGTGGCAGTCAAGGTGGTTTAGAACAAGAAGATTTAGGCGAAGTAACAGTTACTAAAGCTGATGGTTCTATGTTCCAAGGTTATCGTACTCACTTCAAACAAAATATCGGTTTATCCGTGCGTGATTGGAGATATGTAGTACGTATCGCTAATATCGATATGAAATCTATTAAAGAAGATATTTCCGCAGGCCCTAACTTGATTAACTTGATGATCCGTGCAGAAGAAAAAATGCAATCTCTCACAGGATGTCGTCCAGTATGGTACATGAACCAAGAATTGCGTACATTCTTACGATTGCAAAAGAATAAAGTACATGGTTCTACTATCACAGAAGATATGGAAATGGGTAAAATGGTTACCCGTGCGAATTGTATTCCTGTTCGTAAAATTGATGCATTGCTTTCCACAGAAGCACGTGTTACTGCATAGTAGAGAGGAGAAAATACATGATTATTGATACTTTAAATACATTCCATTGGAAACGTGAATTATCTGGCAATGTCAGCTCCGATGTTATGATTACTGGCGGTGATGCTGACCCTAACTTGTG